ATAGTTGTTCCAAATGATTTTCCTAACAGATTATCATTTGTACCTAAGGAGAGAGATGAACATCGTACTATCGGTGTAGAGAAGAATGGACCTGTGTTGATTCAGATGTCTATTGGCGGATCTATTCGCCAGGCATTGAAGAAACACGGTTTGGACCTCAATACACAAGAGCGTAACAGGCACTTTGCAAAGTTAGCGATAACTTTCAAAAATGCTACTATAGATATGGCCAACGCATCTAATACGATGGCCTATCAAGTAGTCAAGTACGCTCTTCCCTATGATTGGTTCGCGGCCTGTGATGCTTCTAGAAGCAGTCATGGACGTTGTAACAATCCTGAACAATCTTATAAATATGAGATGTTCAGCTCAATGGGGAACGGGTTCACTTTTGAACTCGAGTCATTACTATTTTACGCGATTGCTTTAGCAACTTTGCGTAAAAACGGCTATACAATGAAGGAAGCGAAACGTTCTGTGACTGTCTTCGGGGATGATGTTATCGTCCCACAAGCACATGCGCTAGAATTTATTTCGAACCTCTCATTGTTTGGCTTTAAGACTAACAGTAAGAAGAGCTTCCTTTCAGGGAAGTTTTTCGAATCCTGTGGTCATGACTATTACGATGGTACAGATGTAAGACCTTTTTTCATAAAACGCCAGATCAAAACAGTTCGGGACGCGTACTTTGTATGTAACTCCTTACTGTTTAAATCTATTAAGTCTAAGTCGGGCTTTTTAGCCCCGGCTTACGTGACTTTACTCAAAGCCATTGCGCACCTACCCATTCAACCTGGCCCCCTTCATTTTTATGAAGGTAAGGACGGTTGGGCGGAAGTACATGATGACCTTGAGGCGGTGCTTCGCGTGCCACTTGAGTATGCCCAGACGCATGGAGGAGTCAAATTTGACTATAACCTTCGAGCCTGGAAATACAAAAAGTGGATACGTTTAGCTATTGAACCACCCCTATCGAAAAGTCCGCAATATGCTGTACAGCACGTACGGTATTTGACTTTTCTTAGAGGCACGGTTGAAGGCAAAGCTGCAATTCGCGGAAGATCGAAGGACCTTCTCAAACGGTGTTCCACATCCTCCTGGGATGGGGCACTTTCACGTCGTGAACTGACCGCTCTCTCTGAATTTTTTCAGATCTAGCCTAGGTTCCGATACACACTACCTTTTTAAAGGTAGTTCCACGTCAAATAACTTATCTAACTAATCTTCCTGATATTTAATCAGCAATAATTAACAGATAAATGACAATGG